TATTCGCGGATGGAGCGTGGTCGTCGTCGGATAACGGTGCAGTATTTGGAAGCTATTGCTGACATTTTGGGTATTACGGTATCGGATTTATATCGTGATTGTTGAGTAAATTGTTTCACGTGGAACAAGGAGTAGATAATGGCGAGACGACATAATCCGCGCAGAGTATATGGTACCCCCTACCAGGACCCTGCGGGTTCAGAGATGCATGAGGAAGCCGATGACGGCTTTAATCGATGGCACAGGAATAAAGCCATTGCGAAAGGTCTGAGTCCTCCCGGCCAAAGGAGAAGACGCCGCAAAACTTCTTTTCGCCCAGCGTGGATGGGTGGGCCAGGAGTCAAAGCAAAATTTCCTGTGAATTAATTACAGGGTGAGGTTGTACAATCCACATAGTAGTTACTGTTATAAAGGGTGATTCCGATGCCACAGTATAAAGGAAAGCATTACCCCTATACCCCTGAAGGTCGCGCCCAGAAGAAGCGGGATATGGAGAAAGACCAGCAGGATGCTCTGGCGCGAAAGATAGAGGAAGAGGGGGGAGATCTTCCCGAAATGATCGTCAGGGGTACGGATTTCCCTCACGGAATGGATATGCCCGAAATGATCGTCAGGGGTACGGATATCCCTGATGACAAGAATTTTAAGTCATGGCTATCGAAAAAGCAGAACGGCGCACCCCTTTTACGTACCTTAAAAAACAAATATGACAGGCGCAGAGATGAAAGGGGACAGAGTACTAGGCGCAGAACCCCCACGGAGAAGTTCGATATGGACCACGGGTCAGACCTCTTCGGTAACATTCTCAGTCGCTTGCCGCCCCCGCCGCCGACCAAATCGCGTGTTCCTGTCAATGTCCTCGTAAAGCAGGGGCATATACCATCGCGGCAGGACTTTGTGAAGAAAATAGTGGATGAAGGTGTCGCCAATCCAGACACGTTTCTGACTTTTACAGACGATGACCCCCCCACCTCTGCCTATATGCGGGGAATGCTAACTCCTGCCGCCAACGATGCTTACGATAAGTATCTTGATGATGTGGGTAAGGCGCAGGGGACATCGTATTGAACATATATCTTCAGGAAGCACTGGCACGGGAGAAGGCCAAGGGGTCTTTTGAGGAATATCGTCGCTATATCTCTGAAGAGTATCAGGATTGGTCGTATGTAGGTCTTGTCAACGACCACCTACAGAAGGTATATGACGGCGACATACGCCGCCTGGTGCTCCTTATGGGGCCACAGCATGGCAAGACCAAGGCCGTATCTGAAGACTTTGCCTCTTACTGGATTGGCAACAGGCCCGAGACCAGTGTCATAGGCACAGCATACAACTATGACAGGGCCATGGACTATGGCCGCGATGTCCGTGCAAGGGTACGATCCCCGGAGTTCAAGGCCATATTCCCTGAAGTCAGCATGAACCCTGACTCCACAGCGGCAGACAGGTGGTCCGTGATGAATGGGGGCGGATACTATGCCGCAGGCGTAGGCACAGCCCTCACAGGACGCCGTGGAGACCTTATGGTGATCGATGACCCCTTCTCCGGGCCAGAGGACGCCAACAGCGATCTGTCGCGAGAGAGGGTCTGGAAGTGGTATAACACGGTGTTCAGAACGCGCCTGTCTCCCGGCGGGGTCATTGTCCTTGTGATGACGCGGTGGCACGATGACGACCTCGCGGGAAGGCTCCTGGAGAAGCAGGGCGACAGATGGACGGTCCTGGAGATTAAGACGGAAGCAGAGGAAGATGATATCCTCGGTAGGGAGACAGGGCAGTATCTCTGTGATGCCCCCGGTGGCAGTCGATACTCACAGGAAGACTATGATGAGATGCGCCAGGACATGCCGCCCTACGACTGGTCAGCCCTGCATCAGCAGAACCCTGTCCCTGTTGATGGGCTGTTCTTCCAGAAAAACTGGTTCCCCCGCTATGATGTCGTCCCTGAGAACGCCACCTACTACGTAACGGCAGATCTTTCGTATGCAGGGAAGGAAACCAGTGACTATGCGGTTGTCATGGCATGGGCGATAGACCATGAAGCCAACTGGTATTGTGTGAATATGTGGCGCGACAAGGCTACACCCGATATTATTGCCGATAACATTGTCTCCTTTCTGGAAGAATACAAGCCTTATGAGGCCGTATTGGAGAAGGTAGACGACAATTTCGGAGGAGCTATCATACGCAGCCGCATGGATGAGAGGCGTATATTCTGCAATCTCGCCACTGTCTCGGCAGCAGGCAACAAGTCGGCAAAAGCCACAAACTATAGAGGGCGAATGGCGCGAGGCAAGGTATACTGGCCCAACAAGTCCTGGGTAGAAGACGTTATCCATGAACACCTCAGATTTCCCAATGGGAAGCACGACGATATTGTAGATAACGGCTCTGTCCTTGGCAGACACCTGGATAATATCAGCACCCCGAAGTTTATGCAGCCATCACAACGCATAAGCAATGATAATGGACAATCTATTATTGACAGTATCCTTGAGTCTGCATCAAAACCCGTGAGCAGGTATGGCTGACCAAATAAAAATGTCGGACAAAGAGGTAGATCACTGGTGGAAGTCCATAAGCAACCGTAAGAAGTTTATGGAACCCCACCACGCAGAGTGGCGTAGTAACCTCGACAGATACCAGCTAAAGAACATAGACATCCCTGGCCTGGCCGATGATGAGACGGTGCTGATATCGCGCATATACCCTATGGTGCGGAAGATCATCGCCTCCATCGCATTTAACTACCCCGAAGTGTCTGTAAGAATTGAAGATACCGAAGATATCGGCTCCGAAGGGCTGGAGGATATCCTTGACACTGCCGCCAACGACATCCTCAAGGTGATGGATGTACGCAACGAGGTGCATCAGGGCATCTTCGACGCCATCTTCTGCTACAGGCCATGGTTCAAGATTGAATATAACAAGCCCGGATACGATACCTTCGGCGTCACCAGCAACAACGAGATGGAAGACTTCCCCTGCGTCTTCCGCATCGACCCCTTCAAGATTCTCATAGACCCCAATGTCAAGCCTCACGATTACACCACCGCCTCGGACATCATCGAGGAGATGGACATACCGGTAAAGAGGCTCCTCAACGACAGCAGATTCAAGCATGCCCGTACAGAGATAAAGAGCCTCGTCAGCGAGGGAGGCGGCGACGACTTTGAAAAGACCTTTGGGCAGGATATGGAGCCAGAGCAGAGGTCAGAAAACCAGGAGGCGCGGGAAGAAGCACAGCGTCTGGCGGGGATCGTCAGGTGCTATGAGGTCCATGACAGGATACGGGGCCACCGCAAGTTCTTCGTAAAGGGCATCAAAGATCCTATTGAGAACATCAGCCACCCCTTCCTTCTCCGCGAAGCTCTAAGACGTACCGACCCCGCAACAGGGGAAGAGCTGTCCGTAGATTACGTCAGGCCCAGTGACGAGAACGGGGAGATGCCCGAGAAGTTCCTTCTTAAAGGTGGGTTCCCCTACTTCACTCAGTCCCTGGATCTTGGCGACAGCTTCTATGGCAGGGCCATAGCGTCCTATGAGGAGCAGATAGAGTCGATCATCATGGACTCCCTGTCTCACCGCGCAGACAATTTGGCGCGATTGAAGCGCGTTATCATCGGTGACGAGAGAGCCAAGGAGAGAGACAGCAAGCTACCCACAAGCCTCAAGGCTGCTCAGGACAGCAGCATCGTATGGACACAGCCTCCACCGGGAGGGAGCGTAAGGGATGTCCTGGCACCCGTAGATTGGGGGGCACCACAGCCTGATCAGATACAGCTGGAGCGCGACGCTCTAGGCTATGAGAGCCAGCTTATAGAAGTAGAGGCACGGGGAGGAAGGACAGCCACAGAGTCAGCCATAAATGCGACGACAGCAGAACTCAACAGGGAGTGGATGCAGTCTATGCCCGTAAATGTCTACGGGTGGATTGTCTCCTCATCCTTCGACATTATGGCTGATGAACGCTACATCCCCGAAGAGTGGTATGTCAGCCAGAGGAAGCGTGGCTCCGTAGATGCACAGGTAGCGATACAGGCACACTGGCTGCGGGTAAAGAGGCGCGTATCAATAGCGTCACACTCTATGTCGCCGTTTTCCGATAAGATGCAGAGAGACAGCATCCTGGCTTTTGTCGACAGGTTTTCCAACGACCCCTTCTTTGATGGCAAGAAGCTGCGGATGATGATAGCACGGAGCTTTGACTTCCCCGATCCTGAAGGGCTGTTAAAGAAAACGCAGAATCTGGATGCCGTCAGGTCAGCACAGTTTGAGTTGGTATCCCATATCCTGATGGGCGCACAGATAAATCCTGTTCCGGGCGAAGACCACAATACCCACATGCAGATACAGAACCCACAGGCGGTATCACAGATGCCGCAGTTTATGAATCTGCTACCAGCACAGCAGCAGCAAGTGACACAGCTATGTGAGCAGCACCTACAGATGCATCAGGAAATGATAAGTCAGGAGGCATCGGGAACGGGCGGACCACGGGCCGTGAGCAAGCCTGACAGCGTAGGTGGCGCAACGGGAATTATTAACAAGGTCCGCTCAGATGCACAGGAAAATGCCAACCTTATTCAGACACAACAGAAAGATGCGGGAGTGATATGATCAAAGCCAAGAAAGCCAAGAAAGCCAAGAAAGCCAAGAAGGTTGAAGCCCCCAAGACCACGGAGACATTCGGCGTATGGAATGTCGTCAGGGTTCGTGATGAAGGCGGACGCCACTGGGAGAAGCAGTTGGCGGGAAACATTGAGGTAGACCTGAGAGGTCTGGAGGGTGGAGACAGGCAGGCAGTGAGAGACGCTTTGGAGAAAGCACTGGGAGATATCTAGTGCCTGTCCACGATTTTAAATGTGAATGCGGCAGCGAAAAGAAAGATCTCTATTACTCTTTGAGTGATATACCACGCTATCTGGTATGTGAGTGCGGCAAGAAGATGTATCAGCATTGGGGCAAGAGCTTTAACAGGAAGAGGCCACTGACATCTATCCTCGGCCCCCACGCGAGGTACCATCCACAGATGGGATACGATGTTGAGATAGAATCTCCTGATCACTACAAGCAGCTTCTCAAGGAATATGATATGGAAGAAGCTGACGACACAGTGAGGGGAGTAAGAGATTGGCATAACGAAGAAATCAAAAAAAGGGAGGAACGACAGGCAGCACCACAGGAAACAGGAAGCATGGCAACAGAACAGCAGGTAAGAGAAGCACAGAAAGTAAGGGGCGAAGGACTTTTATAGGAGAGTAATGATGGCAGAAGAGATGGACACTGCACAGGTTGACGCAGTATCTGCACCTGAATCTGATAATTTTGGCGACTCTTTTGGCGAGAACCTCGACCAGAATACATTAGATGCAACAGCAGATATTTCCCGTGACCCCGCTAGTACCTCCAGCTTTTCACTTGACGGAGTTGACTACCGCAGACAGTCGCTGGATGACATCCCGGAAAATGCGACAATATCAGCACGTGACGCATTTTCCCATGCCCAGACAGCCGTAAAGAATGCGGAAGCCAAATCCACGCAGGCAAGTTCCGAATATCGGGATCTTACCGCGCAACTGGAAGCGCAAAAGGCACGCTTCGACACATGGGAGGAGAATCAGCAACAGGAAGTCCAACCCAATGTTCCAACACTTCCCGGTCAGGAACTGGACCAGGTAGCCCGGAACATGGGATTCGATTTATCTACAGCTACAGACCAGCAACGTAGTTCATTCGGGGTCGTTAGTCACATGATTGAAAACCACCCTGTCGTTCAACAGATGACAGAAGTACAGGAAAGATTGAACAATATAGAACAAACTGCTGGCATAGCTTCGCAATATGTCCAGGGACAACAGGACCAGGCATACGAAGGCGAGTATAATGAGGCTGTAGAAAAACACGGAGAGCAGGCAGTAAATACGTGGCTTAATACTGCGGCATTGCTACGGGGCAGGCCGTCACCAACTGGCGGTACTTTTACCCTTGGCGAAGCACTGGATCGCGTAATAAGCTCACAGGTGGGGCAGGAGTCGGCAGAATTGAATCAGCAGGCTACAACAGCAAGACGCTCTGCTCGATCTGCCGCCTCTGGTATCCCAACTACAACAGACCTGGGACTCTCTGATGGTGATATCTCCGATGTAGAGTACGATGCCTTTTTCAATAAAAACTTTGGATAGCAAGAAGGTCTAAGGGGACGGGGCTTGCTCAATAAACAAGGAGTAGGTCCATGGCAGCTGTTACAACATCAGAAACATGGGATGCGGCGTGGACGCTTACCCTTCGCAAGAATCGTAAGCGACTCACCGACAACATCTTCGATGAATATCCGCTTCTCTCGGCCCTGCGTAAGAGTGGCAAGGTCGAGATCGAAGACGGCGGGAAAGAGTTTCAGGAAGATGTGATGTATGCAAAGAACAGCGGAACGTGGTTCTCCGGTTATGATACGGTGAACACCACCGCTGTTGACGGTATCACGGCGGCATTTTACGTGCCCCGCTATATCAGTGTTCCAGTTACAATCTCTATGACGGAAGAGGTTGAGAGCAACGCTGTTGGCTCCAAGAAGCTTATGGAAGCCAAGCAAGACCAGACGATGCTCACAGCCCGTGATTCCGTTTCTTCGGCAATGTTTGGTGCTACGTCTGGCAAGATCATGCTTGGTCTTCAGGACATCATCGCTGACGCGCCCACATCGGGTACTGTCGGTGGCATCAACCGCGCCACCGAGTCGTGGTGGAGAAACCAGTACTCTGCAACCTCAACGACTTTCCTGACACAGACGAAGACGAATGTCTTCGACGGATGGGAAGCTCTGGGTGCGAAGTACAACGACTGCTCTTCCGGTAATGATCAGCCCGACATCATCGTCACCACCCTTGCTCTGATGTCTGACGTTGAGGCGTCACGCGCTGGACAGGGTTATACGACGTTGGTTGATGGTTCTGGCACTCGCAATCAACTCGGTGAAGTTGGAGACATCAAGTTCAAGAAAGCTATTGTCGTCTCTGACCGTGATTGTGCCGCAAACCATTTTTACCTGGTCAATACGAAGTATCTGAAATTGAAGATTATGTCTTCACTCAACTTCGCGAAGACACCCTTCAAGGAAAATACCGATCAGCATGCCAAGGTCGCACACGTGGTCTTTGGTGGGCAGCTTACCACCAACAACCCGCGTCGCCTCGGTGTTCTGAGTAACGTTTCATAACCTTGCTCCCAAGCCAATGGGAGTTCTACCCTGCCCATAGGGGAAAGGAATAGTTAGATGCCTCAGTATATCAATGATAAGCACACCGTTAATCGTATTGGCGGAGATGCAAACCAGGGGATTTATGAAGAGTCCTCGACGCCGAAGCATTCGATTGGCGAGAAGCTTGAGTTGGCCGATGGGCGTTGCTTTCGCTACGTCTACACGGCAGCAGCAATCAACCCCGGCCTCCTGGTATCTCAGGATGTCAGCGCAACAGCTATCGTCGAATCGGACGGTAAGCTGACAGCGGCGGCGGCTAATGCCACGGAAGTCATATACACAGACTCCGGTACTGTCGGTTCCGCTACAGCGAACCAGTATCAGGGTGGCTATCTGCACATTACTGACGATGCAGGCGAGGGCCATCAGTATCGCATCAAAAGTAATACCGCAGCAGACAGCAACGCTATCACGTTTACCCTTTACGACGGCCTTGTGGTTGCCGTAACCACAGACACCGACGTAGCTGTTACGGGTAGCCTCTACTACAACGTCGTCGGTGCCACGGCTGGAACGGACGGCATCATCGCTGGCGTGACGACGTGTGGCCTCACATCCAACTATTACGGTTGGGTGCAGACGGCTGGCGTGGCTACGATCCTGGCAGACGGCTCCATCGCAATCTATGACAACCTCACGTTGTCTGATGGCGTTGCCGGTGCTGTGCAGTTGAAGGACGCAGAGACAGAGCCACTCGTTGGCTTTGCTACATTTGCCCCGGATAGCACCGGACACGTTGGTGTCGTCATTCAGGGTCTTGTAGCGTAAATATCCCTTACCGCCTAGTGCCAAGGGATTCAGTGGGGGTGAGGTACCTATGTCCCTCCCGCCTCACCCCCACTTCTCAAAGGGAGGATGGAGAGGACAATGGAAAAAAGAATAGATCAGGATCTCAGCAAACCACCAATGGATGTTCTGGCAGAGCGTCTTAATGTTCTTGAGGAAGCTAATGAAGCTAAAGATGCACAGATAGCCGTGCTTCATCAGCAGGTCACAGAGAAAAGCACACGTATCAAGACTCCAGAGCTACGGCGCAACCGTTCCAGAGCAACGAATGAAGAAGTGCGTGGAGTATCCAGAGCAACAGGTGGAGCATCGCATGAAGATCTTGAAGATGGGACACCGTGGACTCCTGCACACCCTGAGTGGGTGCTGGAATCCTATCCCGTAGAAGAACACAATACAATTCTGACGCTTTACAAGCAGGCGTGGCTTGATGGTCATCCTATCCAGAACCTGGACCAACTGCAAGAAGTGGTATATGCCTTCAAGGGAAATCGCCCGGTTAATTATGTCGAAGAGGATGCATTCCTGCATTCCGCTCTATTAGAGGTATAGTGGAAGAAAATATCCATCAAAAAGACTATCTCTACAGAACACGAAGTGGAGACAAGGATTTTCAAGGCCACGTTAATGCTGTGGGATATACTGGAGATGGAAGTCTTCTGGTTTTTACCGGGATTACATTAACGGCGAGGTCAGATACCCCCGCTGACCCGCCGTCTAATACAACACTGTTTTGGATGGATTCAACAACCGGGGATATAAAAGCCAAAATTACTGACTCTGGTGGTTCTACAAAAACCGGGACAATACTGGATTACTCAGCGATATGACTCTGATAAAAGTTATGCAGCTTGGCCTTGCGAGAGCCGGTCTGAATACCTCAAACACCATATTTCTGGATCGAGCCAGAGATTATTTTAACGAGGGAACCAAAGACCTGGCACAACGCCATGATTGGAGATGGCTAATAAAGTCATCGACAATAACAACATCAGATGGCACAGGAGCATATTCTCTGGCAGCAGATGTCTTGAAGCCACTCATGTTTGTGCATAAAACAGATGATGTGCCAATGACAATGGTAGATCTTCAGGAAATGATTCACGCTGACCCTGATAAAGATGAAGAGGGAGCAAGTCGCTTTGTTGTTGTAAATGGCATCAACTCCTCAACAGGGTATTGGGAGGTAGACCTTCATCCGATACCCGATACAAATAGCGAAATAATTACGTATCACTATTTCGCATTTGTATTGGACAAGACAAGTAGCGATGATAACGCAGACCTGGCTACGACGATGCCGCTTTGGGCACAGTGGGCTATGGTTCATTTTATTTCTGCAAGATATAAAGGAGAGAAGGGCGACGAGGAGGGAGAGACAAACGATTTTAACAGTTACCTCTTTGCCGTAGAATCAAATATCAAGACTGATGAATCTCAGGATGGAAACGAGCATTATCGCTTCCCTCGACGTGGAAGTACTTACCCAATGATTAATTTTGTTGTTCAGACAGGATCACTTGGATAATGCCGATTCCGGGTAATCCACATCCGTATGGTCCTTGGCTTAGTGGTTTAAATTGCAGTAAGCCTGCCGAGGAACTGACACAGAACGAGATTGCCGATGGCCGAAATATACGAATTGGGGTAGGTGGGGAAGCGCAGAGCAGAAAAGGAACAACACCATATAACAGCTCAGCAGTATCTGGAGGACACGCATACACAGCTTGTGGACAGCAGGAGTTCAGCGCATCCAGTAGCAAGGAGTTTGCGATTGTAGGCGACAAGTTCTACGAAGGTTCATCAGGAACCTGGACAGATAGAACTGGAACTGCCACAATTACTCCTGGTGATGACAACACATGGTCCCTTGCTAATGCCCATGGCACCCTCTTCGGACACAACGGAGTAAACGGAGATGTGCTGTTCAAGTGGACGGCAGCAGGCGGAAACATAGCAGCGTGGGATGTAGACTCCCGATTTACGTGGGCAAAATCGGTTGAGCATTTCGATAACAGAGCCTGGGCAGGCAACCTCTCTTCTGGCACAGACAAAGTATGGTATAGCGACGCTTCAGACATCACGACATGGGACGACGATGCTTGGTTTGCCTTTGGATCTGAAGTCACGGGCCTGAAGAAAATCGGAACCATGCTGGCAGTCCACACCAAGGATACCATCTTTGGCCTGAAGCCTACAGGAAATGCTGTTCTACCATTTAATAGAACGCCACTCACAAATGCAGGGACCGTATCCAACAGATCACTGGTAACAATTCGGATTCCCGGCAGTGGCGAAACACAGCTATACATCAGGAAAGACGGCATCTACGCTTTCAATGGCGTAGACAGTATTAAAATATCAGGACGCCTGGATGGAGAGCGGTATTGGAATAGTATCAACACCTCGCGCCTGCATAAGAGTTTCGCGATTGTGTATGAGTTAAAGAATGAGGTATGGTTTTACCTTCCGTATGGTAGTACACAGACGACGATGAATCATATTCTTATCTATGACTATCTACGCGGAATCTTTTATCCACCGTGGACGGGGGGGCTTAATAGTTCACTCACCTCTGCGGGTATTGTTGACAATGTTCCCGTGTCTGGAGATGAGTCTGATGGCTTTCTTTATAAGCATGAGGAAGGTCTTAACGACACGGATGGAAGCACCATAACGGCAATAGACTCATGGTTTAAGACCGCAGCATCCCCCGCGATGGGGCCAGATGTGATGCTCCGGTGGCTTTTCGTACGAAACAGTTTTGATATCCTTGGGAATTATGAAGTGAATATTACTTATTCATCTCCGGGGATAGTAGGCCAGACAACGACATTCAATCAGGGCGGCGGGTTTGATGCTATCGGTTCTTTTGTTATTGGAACGTCATCTATAGCTCCTGACGATCTTGTTGCTATAGAGGATATCGACCTTACAGGATATGATCCTGTTATCCAACTACATTACCAGAATGCAAATGAAAGTGAAGAGATGAGCATCCGCCGTGCTACGGCAGTGTATAAGCCTATTGGACGTATGAGAAAACCACAAGCGGGGGTTACTTAAAGGCTCATTATGAATGGTGTTGATAGAACAAAATTTGATCGTATAGCCGCCGCTCCCTATATAGGGCGACAAGTCCGATGGCACGGCCAGACAGGGAGTTTCAGGAATGACGCCCAAGGAGGGCTTGCCTGGACGCCTGATAGTGGTGCAAATCTTGGCTCAAATGGTATAGAGGATATTACCGGCAAACTCGGAGTATCTACTGGTCAAGGTGGAGGGATGCAGTATCAGTATGACCCTGCAACAGGGGGAGTGACATCAACAGGAAAATCAGGAACACTTCCTCCTGTTGGAGCACCTGCTCCTCCCTCTCCTGGACCTGGACAGCAAGGTCAGCCTGCTACACCATCTGCTGGACCGGGACAACAGCCTCAACCTCCAGGTCCCTCTTTCCCTAGCGAAGAGGCTAAAAGTCAAAATGCGATGTTTAGTGCGGCTTTTGGTTCTAGGCAGGGCGATCCAAATTTTAATGTCAATTTTGATTACAATCAAGACGGCATCATAAACTATGATGACCATTTACAATTCGGTCAAAGCTTTACTCCTCCTCCCCCAGTAGATCCCGCAACTCAACAAATTGATTCTCATGTTGAGTCAATGATATCTACTCTGGGTGATCAGAGGACCAGGTATGGGCAAGCTCCTTCAGAGCAATATTATCAGCAATATTTAGACGGATATAAAACGCACCTTCAGAGCCTTAGTGAGGATCAGCGCAATGATTATTTTGCTGCGCCACACAAGTCATACAGGGACTATGTAATAGACCAGCTCGATGCCACGCCAGAGTTAGGAAATATTCTGCGAGGTAAGTGGACAGGTGAAAATGTAAATGCCGTTGCTCAATCAATAGCATCTGGTCAAGGCATTCTTAACCTTGAATACTTGGATTCTATCCCTGAAGAACTGCTTTCTAGCAGTAACAAAGAGCATATTAAGGGCCTTGTTAATAGCATCCTTAACCCTCCTCCTTCTTCAACCAAACCTGTTCGACCTGACCTTGCCGCTGGTGACCCGTCTGGAGAAGCAACAGATCTTGAGGTTGGCGAGGGAGATGTTGTATCGGGAGATGTTGTATCGGGAGATGATCTTAGTTCGCAAATCGATGGCCTCGCTACACTGATGAGAGGACCA